CCCAAGCCGAGATCTTATTAAAGCAAAACGCGACTCCTGTTATGGCTGAAGCGCAGAAAGCTAAAAAAGAACTCAACTACCTACCGGAAGTTATTTGGAAGCCTTATGAAAAAGCGACCGATAAACAAAAGGAAGAAGCAAAAGCGAAACTCGCCCCGCTGCAAAAGCTAGACGATTTAGTGAGAAACAACGTGGCATTAATGATGGCGCTTGATGCGGTTTCTACCGAGTATGAAATCGCGAAAGGATCTCTTAAACGTTGGTATTACAAAGTGCGGTCTTTTGAACGCCCGGATTGGTTGCCTTTATTGTTGGATAAACACAGCAATAAAAAAGCTGGCAAAGAAGCAGACTTCACAGAAGAAGCCTGGGAGGCATTTAAAGCCGACTATTTTAGACCGGAATGCCCGCAATTTGGCAGCTGTTACGAGCGTTTAAAACGCGCCGCACGAGAAAACGGCTGGTCTATTCCATCAGCGAGCAGCATTAAGCGCAAAATCGCGCGAGAAGTGCCGAAATTAGTGCAAGTGCAATTACGCGAAGGTGACCATGCAGTCATGCAATATTACCCATCAATGCGCCGCACAGTGGCCGAAATTGAAGCCCTTGAGTGGATTAACGGCGACGGTTACCAACACAACGTATTTGTGCGTTGGCACAACGGCGAAATTGTCCGCCCTAAAACCTGGATTTGGCAAGACATTCGCACCCGCAAAATTCTCGCCTACCGCGTAGATTTAAGTGAAAACAGCGACACCATCCGATTAAGTTTGATGGATCTTATTTGGAAATACGGCATCCCTAAAAAATGCACCATTGATAACACCCGCGCAGCGGCAAATAAATGGATGACAGGGGGCGTTAAGAACCGCTACCGCTTCAAAGTAAAAGAAGATGATGTGACCGGGATTATCCCGATGCTTGGCATCGAATTATTGTGGACATCGGTGCAATTTGGCAAAGGTCACGGGCAAGCAAAACCAATCGAACGTGCGTTTTCACACGGTGGTTTAGGCGAGTTAGTTGATAAACACCCAAGCCTGGCGGGCTTTTACGCTGGGGAAAATGTTTACAGCAAGCCTGACAACTATAACGGCGGCAAAGACGGCGTAGATTACGACACATTTATTTTAGCCATAGAAGATGGCATCCGCACATTCAATGAACGCGAAGGCAGACAAACCGAAATATGCCAAGGCATTTACAGTTTCAGCCAAGTGTTTGAGCGCGATTACGCCAAGGCGCAAATTCGCAAGGCAAGCGCCGAACAAATGCGGTTTTTAATGTTGATGAGCGAGGCCGTTACATTGAGAAAAGACGGCACATTTGAGTTAGAAGCTGGTGGCAAGGTCAATAATCGCAAAAACCGCTATTTAGCGAGCGAGCTTATTGCCTCAACACACCGCAAGGTGGTGGTGAAATTCGACCCGCAAGACTTGCACAACAAAGTGTGGGTTTACGGTTTGGATGGCGTGTTCTTAGCCGAAGCGAAATGTACAGATGCGGTGGCATTTGGCGATAAAGCGAAAGGCCGCGAACACGACAAAGCACGCAAACAAATGGTGAAAGCGGTGAAAGCACAAGCGAAAGCCACACTCACTATGAATGCACAAGAAGCAGCGCGTTATCAGCCTCAATTCGAGGAAGAAGAACCGCTAGAACCGAAAATCATCGAGCTATTTCGACAAGAAGGTAACGCAGTGCGCAAACACGAAGCGGTATTAGATGACGATGAAGATACCAACGATTTTGAACAAGGCTGGCGCAAAGGATTAGCCATGCTGAAAGAAGAAAAAGGGCTTTAAGCCGCATTTAAGGAGCGTTAAACATGACTTTAATTGAACAAATCAAACAACTTTTAGACAACCAAGTCCACACGCAGCGCGAAATTGCCGCGCAAGCTGGGATTTCAGCCGGGGCGTTGAGTGCATATTTAAAAGGCACTTATACCGGGAACGTGGAAAACGTAGAAGTTGCATTAAAAAACTGGCTTTCAACCCGCGAGAAAAAAGAAAAAGTGTTTGTGGAAGCACCGCACTTTATCGAAATTCCGACCGCCAAGAAAGTATTTTCAGCGTTAGATATGGCCAAGATTTTGCCAACCATGGTGACCGTTTACGGCGCAAGCGGTGTGGGTAAAACAAAAGCATGCCAAGAATATAAAAAAGCCAACCAAAACGTGTGGATGATTACCGCAAGCCCGGCGCGCGCAACATTAAGCAGTATTTTGTATGAGTTAGCCCTTGAGTTAGGCATTAACGATGCGCCACGCCGTAAAGACCGCCTATCACGCCTAATTACTAAAAAGCTCAAAGGCACACAGGGTTTGGTCATTATTGATGAAAGCGACCACCTTCCTTATGACGCGTTAGAAGAGATCCGAATTATCCAAGAAGAAGCCGAAGTAGGCTTTGCACTAATTGGTAACGATAAAGTTTATACCCGAATCCAGGGCGGCGTAAACCAGGCGCATGAATACGCGCGTTTATGGTCACGAATTGGTAACAACTGCGGCGTTAAAGCCAGCACAAAAGGCGATATTAAAGCCATCGCGCAAGCCTGGGGGCTTGATATAGCCGACAAGGATTTAATGACCGTCCTTTATGACATCGGCGGCAAGGCGGGCGGCTTACGCGCTTTAACGCAATATTTACGCCTAGCCGGCATGACAGCGAAAGGACAAGGCACTGTCATCACACTAGACCTAATTTTAACCGCCCAAGCACAAATGAAAGGAGCGAACTAATGACAAGCATTACAAAAAACAACACCTTGCGCGAGCAAACTAAACCACATCCAGTGTTTGGTGGCTGCAACAAAATCGCCCTAGGTTACTTATCGCAAACCCAAAAATGCGTGTTTGAGTTAAACAAAATGGGCTTGCATGTATTAAACATTGAGTTTGACAAAATCAAACCACGTGTGCGCATTGAACCGAACGCATTAACGAAGAAATTTGAAAAAACAGGCCAGGCGCTTGCGTATATCCAAGGCAACGACGGCGTGCATTTTGCCGAATATCAAATGATGGTCGAAGGAATCAAGGTAATTTGGCGCAGTTATTTACACTAAAAACCAGGAGGAAAAAATGGCAAAAAAATCAATCCGAATTAAAACCGACACCTTTGCAGTGCGTTATCAAACGCGCGATGAAGTGGAAGTGGCAATTAAAGAGATCGGCGATTTAAAGCGCGAATTAGAACGCCTAGCGATTGAACAAAACGACCGCTTGGCCGCCATCACCGAAGAATACGCGCCTTTAATGAACGTAATCAAAGAAAAGCTCGCGCCAAAACAAGATGCGGTGCAAGCCTGGTGTGAAAGCCGCCGAGATGAATTGACATTAAACGTTTCAACACCGGTGAAGTGCAATGGCGACAACGCCCACCGTCAGTCGGTATTCGCGGCACAGAGAGCGTGATTGAAAGTTTGCACACGTTAGGCCTGGTTCGTTTTATTCGCACCAAGGAAGAAATCAACAAAGAGGCCATGTTAAATGAGCCTGAATTAGCCGCAACGGTGGCTGGTGTAACGATTAAAACCGGTGTGGAAGATTTTGTGATCACCCCTTTTGAACAGGAGGCGAAATAATGCCGGCCTTTGCATTGAACCCAGTGTCATATTTTATTATCGGGGTAATTCTAAGCCTGATAGTGGGAATATTAGACCAGGAATAAAGCCTATTTAAACGCTCTTTAAACCCTAATTTAAGGGGCGTTCATAATAAGTTTTAACCAACCATAAAAGGAAACAAAAAATGGAAAACATCCACAAGTTTAACCGCTTTAAATATTACAGCGAAAAAGCAGCAAAAAGTGAACGCCAAGGCGACTTACAAGACGCCAAGGAACAATGGGCTATCGCAGAACTTAATGCGAGCGGCCAAAAAAATAAAGAATGGTGCAAACGCCGTGCCGCGTTTTGTGACCGAGTAATTAGAAAAACTTTCTAGGAGGAAATCATGGCGAAATATGTAGCCCGTTTTTACTGTTTAGTAGAAGCCGTTGTTGAAGCAGAAAGCAACGAACAAGTTTTAGACATGTGCGACCTAAATGTATGCGATGTAAATAAACTACCGATTGATGACGTGGTTGAAGTGGAGGAAGTATGAGTGAAAAGAAAGCACAAGTCACCGAGCAACTGGCACAGATTATGGAACAAATCGAAGCGGCAAAAGAACAGTGGCTGGTTGATGATTCAAAAGGGGCTTTGTTGCTATTACAAGCAGCAAGCAGAGAGATGAAAAGTGTGGCGTGGCGGATTACGCCGGTGTTGGAGTGAGTATGGAACAAGACAAACTGCTCAGAAAAATCAAAAAACTGTTGGCGTTGAGTAAGTCAACCAACCCACACGAAGCGGCAAGCGCACTGGCAATGGCACAAAAACTAATGGCGGAGAATCAGCTTAATCAGTCACAAGTTGAATTTAGCCAAGTCCACGCTAAGCAGAAAACTGCCATGAAATCCGCTAGATATGTACACATTCTGATCTCTGTGATTAAAAAAGCATTTGGAGTTGAAGGTTATTTATCTAACACTTATCCGGGCAACGATTACGGCGAAAACAAAATGCATGTTGTGTTTTACGGCGCGGAAGAACGACCTGAAATCGCGTCTTACTGTTTTGATGTGCTATATCGCCGATTACAAGCGGCGCGCAAAGCGTTTTTAGATACCCAAAGCAAACGTCTAAAACGTAGCACGCTGATTGCTCGGGGAGATTCTTTTTGCGAAGGCTGGGTTTTCGGCGTGAACCAAAACGTTAAACGGTTTGCAATGACACCGGAAGAAAAGCAAAAAATGGAAACTTACAAAGCAGAAGCGTTTAAGGAAGATAAATGGAGCGAAACCAAAATACGAGAGAAAGGAAACTCTAAAGACTACGGTTTGGCGCAAAGTGAAGGCTATAAACAAGGAAAAGAAGTTACGCTGAATCACGGTGTGAATGGGAAAGAAACGGTTAAGTTGGGGGTAAGAGAATGAGCAATAACACATCATCTATAAAACTGAATAAGGAGTCTTTTTATATCCCTAAAGGATACCGAATCAGACCTAGTATTGTGAGCATTAAAGAAGGCTCAAACTTTAGATTATTTAAACGTAAAAATGGCGAACTCGTCTTGCAAAAAGAGTTTATTAAAACCACGGAATATCTTGATGACCAATCAAAGATGATTAGACCGGTTTGGAAAGATGTGGAAACAGTAAACGAAGACTAAAACCCATTTACAGCCCATTAAATCTCCCCTAGCCCCTCTTTACAAAAGAGGGGAATAAGTTAGATGAAGTGGGCTGAGTAATGTGTTTTAAAAAGGAATAAACAATGCATAAAACTAAACCAAAGCTGATCCAGCTAATTCATATTGCCAAGCAAAAACTGGCAATGGATGAATATAGCTATCGCGCCATGCTTGAGCGCGTTACCGGGAAAACATCATGCAAAGAAATGAGCGTGGCGGAGTTAATGAAAGTGGAAGCGGAAATGGAAGCCAAAGGATTTAAGAAAACCAGCCGCCGAAATCATTCACCAAGCGGGAAAAGTGCGGTTGTAAAAAGCAAAATTGCGTACAAAATTCGCGCCATTTGGATTGAAATGAGCAAACAAGGGCTTGTGCGAGACGGCTCAGAAAACGCTTTAAATGTGTGGGTGCGTGGTGTAGTGAATCCGATATTAACGGCTCAAAACAAACCGCTTGCGCTGAATGTGGGCTCATTAAACGACCAAATGGCTGGTTTAGTGCTTGAACGCCTGAAAAAATGGCAAGCAAGAGGTGGACTATGAAATTATGCCGCTGTCCTGTATGCCACTCCGATATTCATTTAGACCAACTTTTAGAAGATGAAGCGGGGCGCGAAATTTTAGGGCTGCTTACCGAGTTAAAATATGGCGTAGCCCGCCCTTTGGTTTCATACATTGCACTATTTCGCCCGGATAAATCAGCGCTAAGCAACTCAAGAGCGGTTAAATTAATGCGCGAAGTGTTAGATTTATTCCCACCTTCTCAATTATTAGCCCACTGTTTGAGTGAAACGGTCAATTCAGTGCAGAAAAAACGCCGAGAAAGCCGAAATCTCGCCCCGCTTAACAATCACCGCTACTTAATGCAAGTGATGGAAACGAACCGACCACTCTTTTCCGGTACAGGTTCGGCTGCCGTAAATAACGCAGAACGCCAACAGGCAGAGCGCGCCAATCACGGCAATGATGATATTGAAAACACCATTTTATATATTGAGCGTTTTTATCATCTAGGCCTGCCGGTGGAACACTTGCCAGGCTATGATGTATGGAAAAAGTGGAAAGATAAACAGCAAAAATGAACTTTTTTAACCGCCGAAAGGCGGTTTTTTTATTTATAAATCAAGTAATTATTTTTAAACAAAGACTTGATTTACAAAAATAATCCGCACAACGCTTTGTAAAATCGCTATAATTTTGAACAATAGTGATCGTCCAACCAGTAGAGGTGGCTATGTTGAATGCAACCAATGAACAAATTGAAACGTTTAATGAAAAAGCGCCTGAAATTTTGGCGGATTTAGCAAAGCATACAGAAGTAAAAATTAAAGAAAAAATCGCTGATATTGAGCCAAAACTCGCCCAGCAAATCAGCATTGAAGTGGCAAACCATATCGCACAATGCTGGGGCGGTGAGGTGATTTATATTCCACGAAACCTTGTTTTATTACTAAACGAACGCGACCGGAAGATTTTCAACGAATTCAACGGCACAAATCACCGTGAACTCGCACGAAAATACAACGTGTCAATGCAGTGGATTTATCAGATTGTGAAGAAAATCACAAAAGAAGAAATCGCAAGACGCCAGTTTGATATGTTCGGTAACTCATAACCGATAAAAATGACAAAAAACGTCCGAAAGGGCGTTTTTTATGAGCAAAATAAATTTTATTGGAGTATGATTTTGCCGAACCATTTATAACTTAAGGAAAAAACATGAAAAAACTACTATGTGCCTTTTTTGCTGGTGTGCTAGCTTGCTCATTGACCGCCTGTTCCGAAGATGAAGACCTAAATGCTCCAACATCATCAGAAATATCAGATGTAAAACTAAATCTTTATAAACTACTTCCTAAAGGCAGTGATAAATCTGCGACTTGTGAAAGTAGAAAAATTGGAGAGCATTATTATCTAGCTTGCAATTACATTGCAATTGGGCAAGCGCCATCATCGTTGTATGTTTTTTATTATGATAAAGTAAAAGATCCTGTTAAGCGTTTCTATGCGCTCAACGGTAAAGCCATGAGCCTATATGATGAAGAATTGAAATATGTGTCAATGCTAGGTAACTATAAAGACACATTTGGGCTTCCTCTGCCTGAAAGTATTAATATGGGCGAAGTAATGAAAGAATTTGAATTTATGCGCAAATAACGTCTTTAAATCAATTTAAAATCAAAACAAACGAGCCTGTTTTAAACTCCTTTTTAGTCTTACAAAAGGAGTTTTTTTATGTCTTTATCCTTACCTATCACAAAAATTGTGATCCATTGCTCCGCTACTCGTAACGGCAAGCAACTCAGAACAGTTAATCAAACT